TAGTTATTAAAGCACTTTAGATACTCTAAAGATTAATAACGGTTGGCGGCCCTGTCTGGCGTCCCCGTAAGGGAACAGCGCAGGTCTATCTAACTCTTTTTCTTTAGACTTGCTTCAAATACTGTAAAAAGTATTTAAAGATTGTCACTGACTTACGAAGTAGTAAGTCATACCCTAAAGGGAAGAAATTTATTATAAACTTATGAAACATGAAAACAATTAATATTAATATATCAAGAGTTTTCCATGAGTCTAAGGGGATAATAAGAGATAGAATGATACGTCTTGAGGGAGAAAAGAATAAAGATCTTACTCTCTCAAGCTTGATGTCTTCTATAGGTTGAAAATTTGTTGTTTTAACCTTAAAAAGCACCAAGAAGGCTACAGACCGTATTCGTCTTTATCATAAATTTACCACTTATATCTCGGTTATGAACCGTAGACATGGTAGTGAATTTACTGTTAAATACTTAAAAGCTTGTAACTTGGCTATTTCTAAGTTCTTAGCAGGAGAACCGGTTAAATCTCTTCGTGAGATTGAACCGGACCTTCCTCTGCCTAGATTAAGTAAATCAGGTTTACCTGTTATTATTGGAACTCGAGATCGTAGATCTCTACATTCTAATAGTACCAAAGTAATTAGATTATATTTAAATCTTTTTAGTTTGTACAGAATTATTTCTGCTCCTACTAAAAGTAAATTGAATACAATCACTGATCCTTTTTCTGGAAATTCTAAATTCCTCGAGATTACCGGTAGCTGGTTTGAGTCAAAAACTCAATTAGTTATTGGGCGTTTCGCAGATGGTTTAGAATTAAAAAGACAAGGAAAGTTTTTGATGAGTGAGAAATCGTCACCATCTAATTCAAAATCTTGAGTTGGATTGTTGACTGATATATCGTTATTAAAAAGCCAACCTAAGTTGTTTCAGTCATTAATTGCAGTAATGCAGTTAACTCTTACTAGTGAACTTTTTGAAAGATTTATTAATCTTTCAAAACTTCTTCCTGGAAGAGCCTCTCCATTATTTGACATTTTACCTATGAAAGAGAAATTTAGAGAATTATTATTTGATAATTCTTTTAAAGACTCAGGATTAGGTCAATTATCTTGTAAGAAAGAAGCGGCTGGAAAGCTTAGGGTTTTTGCGATGGTAGATGCTTGAACTCAAACAGCTTGCCAGAGTCTTCATGATTATCTTATGAATCTTCTTTCGAATATTCCTAATGATGGATCACGAGATCATGGTGAGGCATTTGAGAAGGCAACCCAGATGGCAACAAAATATGGTTGCTGTTATGGGTATGATCTATCAGCTGCTACAGATCGTTTGCCTATATCTATTCAGATAAAAATCCTTGGATCTTTATTTGGTAAGATATTTGCAGAGAACTGAGCTAATTTACTTATAGGTAGACGTTACTTCCTTTCTACTAAGAAAGATGGTACCGTTCCTTATACGTATGCTGTAGGTCAGCCTATGGGGGCCAAGTCTTCATGAGCTATGCTTGCATTAACACATCATATGGTTATGCAATATTGTTCATATAGACTTTGAAGATCCGATAAATGAGAGACTCGTTATATAATCGTTGGTGATGATATTGTTATCTTCAACAAGGAATTAGCTAATGAATATCTCTTAGTTATGGGTCTTCTAGGTGTCCCAATCAATGTATCTAAATCGGTAGTATCGAAAGATAAACCTGTTGTAGAGTTTGTGAAACGTCTTTCCGTTAATGGAAAAGAGGTTTCTGCATTATCTTGAAAACAGTTTTTATCTCAAGATAATCTTTTAGGTCGTATAAGTACTGCTGTTGGTCTTTTCTTAAAAGAGAAATCTTTTACAGAAAAACCAATTTCGGTATTTAATACTATCCTGAAAGAGAAACTTTTCGATACTAGGGTTCATCATGATGCTCTTTCTTTATGTGCTTTATATGTAACATATGCTTTTAAAACGCATATGACTTTAAAGAACATAGTCCGTGTATTATGTCTTTCAAATCCTGTAGTTTTTGGTAAAACTTTAAGATTTGAGAATTTTGATTTCCTTCATATAGGAAGCAAAATTAAAGATATGATACAGGATGGAAGAATGCCTCTGGAACCTTCTTTCCATGCTGATTTCTTATTAATTAATAAATGTTTAGTAGGATATTTTGGAAATAAATTCCTTAATATCAGACGAAAATTTTGAATTAATTCAATAAGAGAAAAGCAGAGCCGTATTATTTATTGTATTATAGGTTATAATCCTTTATATCCTAATAGAGAACAACTCCTTCATTTAGGGTTGTCTTCTGTAGGTGTAAAGAATGATGCCATAATGCTCCTTATACTCGAAGAGATGGAATATTGAATGAGAATTCAAGATCCGTTATTCGGGTATCCGTGAGTTATAAATAGTAATTTGGATCCTCAGCGACTTATGGAAACATATAGTACGTTAGATCCATTAGTGCTTTGTGAAAGAATGATTAAGGACTGAGAAGGACGTTTGTCCTTCTTAGATTTACCTTCCCGTATAGACAAACAAGTTGTAGATACAGTCCGAGGTATTTCTGATACTTCTATTCTTCGTCTTATCGTATCTGCTTTAGATATGGTAAGAGAAGAAAAAGAGGAATCTAGAAAGGCTCGTGTTGATTCAGAGATGGATATGGATAATCCTCATAATAATTAATTATTATCAGGATGTAACCATGTATGGACAATCTCATTGTCTCCCTACTTATGGAAGACTGCGGAGTAGTAATATGAGGCCTGATTGCTATTGAGAAAGACATATCGAAATTAGACATTTCGTTATCTTTTCTTTAGGAAAGTTGTTCTGATTCATTAAATTTAATGAATACAGTAGACCTATATTTAAAATCTTTTTATGATTTTAAATATACTACACTGCTTGTGGAATAATCTCCTTGAGATATCAATGGTAACTGAACAGCAAATTATTATTCTCCAGACTCTCTTTAGGTAAAGAGGTTCGTAGAGACCTTTTTGTATTAGATAGCAAGAAGTAAGGACTGAGTTAATCAGCAACCTTTTAGGGTGAACCCCGACTTGCGATGACGATATGAGAAGGTTTTGAGGAAAACCT